GTTGAAGGTGTGGATTGATACAGGCTGAAAGCCTTTAGCCTCAGCGTAGGCAACATAGTTGCGATATGTCAGGGGTTGTGTCGTCTGGTTCATTGCTGTGACTCCAAGTAAGCAAACAAAGGAATGGCTAAAGCAGAGAGTGCTGAGCCGTACAAAAGCAGGTCAGATGGCTGACCAAGCATGAGTGAGTAGACATAGCCAAAGAAGAAGATGATGGCTTTAGCTACATAGAACAGAGTGAAGTGGTGGGTGAACATAGTTAGCTCCAAAAAAGTGAGGAATAACAAGGAAATGCACGGGCATTCCTACGAAAAAAGGTAAAAGGAGACCTTTGGTAGTCAAAAGACCAAGGGTTGAGTCCCCCTCTCATCGCAGATGAGGGGGCGAAACCCATCACAAAGCCAACACAGTGGATATCAGAGGCCTTGATGTAGTTGGATTACCGACTGATTAGCAATCAGAGTGAGGCTGGTATGCCTAGTGGGGGTGTACCTGGCCATTAGCTGGTAAGACGGGGGGTATGAGCCTCCAGACGTATGGTCCAACACACACGACCTTCAACCTTTTTTTAATTTCACTTCCAATCCCAAACCATAGACGCTTAGTAACCGCAAAAATAAGGTCATGGCGGGGGTGAAAACGGTTGGGTGGTACACACCCCCTACCCGGACCATTCAAAAGGTTGTAGGGGGTATAGCAACTCCCATTGAAAATTTTTTTTGAAAGGAGAGTTCTATGTTGAAAGCTGATGATGTACAGACCTACTTGCGCAGGTTTGAGCCGTTACGAGAAATTTTGGTTGAACCGAGATCGGAATTGGTGATGGCTCCGCACTTGGTGCGCTTGCATGGGCTGGTCATGATCTATGGCGAACCGCATGCGTTCGAGACTGACTTGGATTTGCTGGAGTTTGGTGGTGAGCAAGACTTGATGAAGCTAGCTGGTCAACTGCTCAAGAGCTTTGCCGCTGCAAGCAGAGCAATTCCAAGGCAGTGAATATCCTTCTGAGGTACGAAGAAGGATGTTCATTGGTTTACTTCTACACCTATGGTTATCTAAAGCTATTGGTATAGGTTCTTTCAGAACCTTGTACAAGTAAACCGGTTAAGAAGATAACCAATGGTTAGTAAGGTATACCTTACTACCTATGGTTATCTTATCTATTGGTTATCTTATTTTGCAATAAGTGTGCCAGATAAAAAATGAGCTTGAGTTTTTAGGGTTGTCGATTCCCACTTAGCCTTGATGCACCGGGGTTGCCAAGTTGCCACGGAGACCCCAGCTGGTTGTGGGGTTGTAACTCCAGCAGTGGAAGCCGAGGTCTCCTTTCGCTCAAAGCTCTTTGCTCGGTGATTCCGCCGCCTGGCCCCCGTCAACGGGCCACCTACACGCATGGGGATTGTCAGGGGCTTGAAACCTCTGCGGTGGTCGCAACCTGCCGCCGTAAATTCGGTAGTCCTCATCCGTGTTGGTGGAAACGGATTAGCCCCGTGGGGTTTTTGTTTTGTGTGTTCAATTGCGGCCCTCACCCTGCTTCATGGGAGCCACCAACAATCCCACCCAAAATTTTGGCCAAGGAGATTTGTCATGGCCAACTGGATTCAGAAAGCAACCAAGAACAAAGGTGGACTTCACAAAGCACTTGGTGTGCCGAGTGACCAGAAAATCCCAGCTAAGAAGATAGCGGCTGCGGCACAGCTCCCAGGTAAAGTCGGCAAGGAAGCGCGACTTGCTCAAACACTGAGCAAACTTAGGAAGAAGTGACTATGGCAGCACGAACTCGAAAACTTACACAGACGGAAGGTACACGCGCCAAGATTCAGGCCGCGTACTACATCAACGCCCTACACAACCATGTGACCGGCAAGAAGGCCATGTCCGACTCGCAGATCAAAGCGGCAAAAATCCTGTTGGATAAATCACTGCCAAGTCTGTCGGATGTGAAGCTCGACACCGGTTCGGGTGGCATCACATTCAATCTCAACTCAAACCTTCCTAACACCTGATGTCCGAGGAAGCCGCAGTTGAAGTCGTGCCAGACGAAGGTCTGGTTCAGTACTTTCCGCCCGGTCCTGTTGCCGCCAAGTTTCATCACGGCGAGGGCTTCGTCCGTGGGCTGATGGGTCCGGTCGGTTCTGGCAAGTCCAGTTCATGCTGCGTCGAAATCGTGATGCGGTCGCTCCAGCAAAAGCCTTGGTATGACGGCGTCCGCCGAAGCCGCTGGGCCATCATCCGTAACACCTACCCCGAACTCAAGTCCACCACCATCAAGACTTGGGAGACTTGGTTTCCAAGCAATGTCGCGCCCATCAAATGGGACACGCCGATCACCAGCAGAATGATCATCAACGACATCGGCGACGGCACGAGCCTCGACCTCGAGGTTGTGTTCTTGGCGCTGGACTCCGAGGCCGACACCGGCAAACTGCGCTCACTCGAATTGACCGGAGCGTGGATCAACGAAGCATCCGAAGTTGCCAAGGGTGTGTTCGACATGTGTACCCAGCGTGTGGGTCGCTTCCCTTCCAAACTCAAAGGCGGTCCGTCATGGGCTGGCGTCATCCTCGACACCAACCCTCCAGACGATGACCACTGGTACTACAACTTCGCAGAGGTAGACACACCAAAGGGTTGGGAGTTTTTCCGTCAGCCTGGTGGCTTGTACCTGAACCAAGAGACAGGTGTCTATGAACCCAACCCAGAAGCGGAAAACATTGACAACCTCCCAAGAGGTCACGGCTACTACCTCCAGCAAGTCGGCGGCAAGCTCGACACCTGGATTAACGTGTTCTTGGTTGGAAACTATGGCACGACATCAGATGGCAAACCCGTCTATCCCGAGTGGAACGATCGGGTGCATGTCTCGGACAAGCCGCTCCAACCGCTGCGTGGTCTGCCAATCATTCTTGGTTGGGACTTCGGGCTGACGCCAGCTTGCATCATCGGGCAGATGACGCCCAATGGCCGACTCATGATCTTGGAAGAAATCATTTCCGAAGACATGGGCATCCGCCAATTCGCATCCGATGTGGTGCGCCCCATCCTCACAAACAAGTACAACGGCTACGCCAGATTCAGCGAAGGCGACCCTGCTGGTCAAATCCGCGCACAGACTGACGAGCGTACTTGCTTGCAGGAGTTGTATGAGTTGGGCATCCCAACTGAGCCAGCCCCTACCAACGATTGGATTCCCCGCCGAGAATCGGTGGCGTACTTCCTGACACGCATGATTGACGGCGGCCCCGGGTTCATCATTGACCCGAGCTGCCAGCAACTGCGTAAAGGGTTTAATGGTCGCTACCGATATGAGCGCCTGAAAACATCAGGCTCCGCACGATACAGGGACCGTCCCGTGAAGGACCAGTTTTCACATCCTCACGATGCGCTCCAGTACCTGTGCATGCGAGTTCGTAATGGACTCTCCCCTGTCAGGGCTAGAAGTGTCGTGAATGCATCCACAAAGGGATGGACATGAACGCGATTGCTTTACCAACCAATATGCCAGCGGTCTTGCAGATTGATGCCAAGATCAAACAGAAGGATGATCCGCTCATCAAGTATGAGAGCGACTTATCCCGTCACATCAGCGAATGCTGGGAACGAGCCAAGTTCAACCGCACAGAGTTGACCGAGCGTTTGCTCAAGTGCGAGCGCCAGCGTCGTGGTGTGTATGACCCAGAAAAAGAAATGGAGATCGCCAAGACCGGCGGCTCCGACATTTACATGCGCATCACGGACATCAAGTGCCGCGCTGCCGCAAGCTGGTTGATGGATGTGATCTTGCGTTCTGGTCGTCGAGTCTTTGAACTCGATCCATCCGAAGAACCAGACATGCCGCCTGAAATTTCGTCAGGGATTGTTGAGCTGGTCCGCCAAGAGATGAATGACTTCTTGTCCACCGGCGCTCAAGTTCATCCCGAAGCGTTCCGTGTTCGCATGGAGCAAGTGCATGACGAGATCATGGACAAGATGCGTGAGGAAGCTCGCAACGCTGCCGACCGCATGGGTGACAAGATTGACGACCAAATGAGTCAGGGCGGATTCGACGCCGCCTTCCGTGACTTCATCGACGACTTCGTGACTTACCCTACCGCCATCTTGAAAGGCCCTGTGGTTCGTCGCAAGAAACAAATGAAGTGGGGTCCGAACTTCCAGCCAATCATCATCAACGACTTCTCACGCGAGTTCGAGCGTGTCAGTCCGCATGATGCTTATCCATCTCCCAACGCGTCTGACCCACAAGAAGGTTTCTTCATCCAGCGTCACCGTTTGTCACGCAAGGCTTTGCAAGACCTGCGCGGCGTACCCGGTTACAGCGATTCAGCCATCGACCAAGTGCTTGAGCGTT